GCGTGCTGACCAGGGCTTCCGCGAAGTGGCCCGCTATCCTGGCACTGGTGTTCCTAATCCCCTGATGGGAATGATGGCCCCCAACGCTGCTCTGTACGGTGGCGGTCAGTTCGGTCAAGCTCAGTTCGTGGCTGGTGAACCCGTCATGCCTTCCGGCTTCGTGTTTGAAGGTGTGCGTTTCTTCGAATCCACCAACTTCCCCGACAAGAGTATCTCCGTCGACATCGGCAGTGGCGGCGGCTCTGCAACTCGTACTACTCCTGCTGGTCTGTTCTTCGGTCCTCAGGCTGTCGGTGTAGGTATTGGCGGTCCCAATGCTCAGGTTCTTATCAACAATAACGACGATTTCAGCCGCTTTATTATTTTAATTTGGCAGCTGTACGCCGGTTTTGCTAACCTGAATAAGGACTTCATTACCACTGCCTTCACCATCGTTGAGTGATAAAGGAGGTACCTAACTAATGGCTGCTTACAAAGAAGAAGCCGGTGCAATCCTGCAACCCGGTAACCAAATCAACCGCCTGTCCTCCTATAACACCGAAGGTGTTTATGCTTGGCCTGGCGTAGAAGCTTTTGAGCTGATTGGCTACGTCAAGATTGATAACCTTGCCGCAGACAAAGCTTCCTTTAAGAGCTTCGACATTATTGTTCCCTCGCCTGATCGTCGTCCTGATGACCGGGTGCGCGACAACCGCACCTCCCTGGTGGTGCAAGCCTCCTCTGCTCGTCCTGCTTATGTTTACGGCGCTTCTATCGCCGTGGCTCAGGACCTGCCCGCTGGTGGTCTGGCTGGTTTCCCTGCCTCCCCTGTGACCGCTGACATCGGTGGTACTTCTACCGAAGGTCTGCTGCTTGGTCCTAACAACGCTGGTGCTCCTTTCGGCGTGCCTTCGACTCAAGCCGACGGTCTTGCTGCTGCTAGCGCCATTGTGAGCGCTACTAGCTCGCTGTTTGCCCAGGGTCTGAGTGACACCACTGTTGCTGACCTGCCCTTCACCACTAGTGTTACCACTGGTGGCATTGTGGCTGGCGACTTCGCCAACTCGATGTTCTACCGCGTCACTGCGGACACCACCTTCAAGGTGTTCAACGTGAACGGCGTGACCTCCACCTCCGTGGATGGCGACGGTGTGTTCATCAGCTCCACCGATAAGGATGCCGGCAAGGCTGGCTACTTGGTGTGCCGTGTGAACTACCTCCGTCCTGCCGCTGCGGCCACTTGGGAGTCCATCAACGAATACATCGACTTCGTCTCACAGGTGGGCGGAGACGACATCTGATCGTAACTCCAAGATGCAACGAACGGACCTTTCGGGGTCCGTTTTTTGTGTCTAGGCATCTAGGATTTATTTTGATAAGCTAAGCGAAGGTTCAACTAACAAAAATGCTGTATCAATACCGCCTGACTGGGGGTCTTGTAGAGATGATCTCCAAACATGGTGAAGACATTGTGATGTGCATCGACTCGCAAGATGAGGTTTTATACGTCAATGAAGCTGATTTGACGCCACATCTGGAGGCCACAAATGAAAAGATTCGCACCGAAGAGCGCCTGACCGTCCAACTTGAATCGGAAGGAGTTAAGCCGCCGAAACCCACTCAACGGGAAACGTTCCCTCTTGATACGCGTATCAATATCAATACTGCAAGCGCTCGACAGATTGCTGATGCCCTTCCAGGTGTTGGACTTAAGACAGCGCGTGATATTAAAGATTTACAGCTTTCTCTCCCCGGCGAGAAATTCACTCGATTGGATCAACTGAAATCGATCAAGCGAATTGACTGGGACGAAATGTTCAAAGATAGCTTGGTCCGGGTTGAGTGATAATTTGCGCGTGCTAGTGTGTTATTGGGTATAACTAGAGAGTTGTATCCAATAACGCATTTCTTTTGAGTAATGCAACTCGATAACTTCCTCAAGTCTAAAGTTCGCTGGCACCTTGGTTATAACACCACGTCTATTCCGGCAGGTGACTTAGCGCGTCTTGAAGAAGCTGTCAACAACATCCCAGATTCGTTCTGGTATTCGAAAATTGTCGAACAAGTCAGTCGGTGCGACGAAGCTGAAAAGCGCACTGACATGACTGGAAGTGTGAACAACAATACTGTTCCCAGGAGTCGTATCGAAAGCATAGCCGGCGACGTCGATCGTACGATTGCAACCTCTGATTTTAGAGACACGCTGAAAACCTGGACGGCAATTTACATATACGAGACGGATCGATTAGCCCTACATCTTTATGTTCCGAATTACCGAAACCCCGAGCAAGCTCGGTACAGGTTTAATCGGGAAGGTGCTGAATTTATCCAAGCCCTCCCTGGTCCTGCCGATGTTGCTGTGGGCACTAGGCTCATGCTTTCTACCGATTTCCGCTAACGCCAAGCAGTCTAGTTCCGTCATGTCGCAGCTAAATCCACAGCAAATCGCGGATCTGTTAAAACAACAAGGATTCCCGCAGGACAAGATACCAACGATGACTGCCATTGCGATGGCGGAATCAGGAGGTCGCACGCAGGCATTCAATCCCGAAGGGCTTGACAAATCTTACGGGTTGTTTCAAGTCAACATGCATGGTGGACTTGGGCCTGCACGAATGAAGCAGTTTGGTCTTCAAAAAGAAAGCCAGTTATTTGATCCAGAAACTAACGTCAAGGCTGCTAAACAAATTTTAGGTAGCCAAGGTCTTGGCGCTTGGTCAGTTTATAAAAGCGGTAAGTACAAAGAGTTTCTACCTCAAGCACAGCAAGCCGCGCAGGCTGCACAAGCTACGCCTCAGCAGCCACAGAAACAGCCACAAGATGTGGCAGCCGCACCTGCTGGCCGCACTTTCATTTTGTTTGGAGGCATGCAGCCGCAAGTCGATCCTAAAGAGAATTTAGACCGATTCATTTTAAAAACTATTCTTGAGCCTGGTACACCAAAAATAGATACAGGCCTTAATTCGCTTGCTCTACTAACTAAAGCTTTTGGGTTAGACCAAGCACCGCAATACTAACTACTTACCATGGCGAAAACAGCAGCACAAGACTACTTGGACGTCGGCCGTATTGCCACCACTGCGGAAGATATTTATCCAACTACAGGGGCACACTTAGATGTGCGAGTTCTGAAAGACGGACAATATATTGATCCAGGTACAATCCGCTCGCTTTTAACTCGCCTAAAAGTAGGTAAAGACCGTAAAGCTTTGTGGCAACAACAAGGCGAACAATGGAATCCTGCTTATCCAATCACTTCTGGCTACGGTAAACGTGCCGCACCCACCAAGGGCGCATCGACATTCCACTTGGGACAGGACTATGGTATTGACGCAGGCGTACCTTTAGCCTGGGAAGGCCCAGGTACATTCACGCCTGGTCGTGGTTACGGCAGCATCAAAACAGCTGATGCTCAGGGTAATCCATACGAAATTCGCCTTCTCCATACTGTCGGTGGCAAGCAAGGGGAACAGGCTGCAATGCAGCCACAGCCTGTTCAACCTTCCGCACAACAACAACCCAAACAGGGAGACACTTATATTGTCTTACCTGGACCAGGAGAAACTCAAAAACAAGGTGCCAATGATTTTTTAACTGCGTACGCACAACAGGTAATGTCCGCAGAAACACCGCAAATTAAATCTTTGATTAACCCATTGCAGCTTTTAATGGGTGCATTTAATCAGACTCCGAACTATTTAGCGTAATGCGGTTTGCTGCTGTCCCTGGTTATTCACCCTCTTTTCCCGTTACGTACGAGAACATGTACCGGGATTACAGTTTAACGACTTCGAGTTTTAGCGACCCCTTTAATAGCAGACGTAAGGAACAACACAGCAAGTGTGGTTTTGTTGTCGCGTATAATGGAGAAAATGACCCCAGGTTCCAGTTGAACAATCCTGCGTACATGCGCGAAGTGGTGCGTAGTAGGACAGATAACATTCCGCCTGTCATTTTGAATAAACAGCCTTCGCAAGGTTTCTAATGAGCTACACCAAACCAGAATTACGCGAAAATCTCAAAGATCGGATTATGGCGGGCTCAAAAGGTGGCAAGCCTGGCCAGTAATTTTGTGCTATAGTAAGAAAAGCACAAAGCCACCACTCCATGCAAAAGCTCTGTCGTGAATGCGGAATCAGAAAGCCGCATGAGCATTTTCAAAATAAAGGTTATACTTCTGCAGGAAATATAAAAAGAAGTAGTGTTTGTAAAGACTGCAGCTCTATTCTTACGCGGCGATTTAAACTTTTATATGGAGCCGATGGGCAAAAACAGTGCTCTAAATGTGCGCATTATTTAGACTGGGACTGTTTTAGAAAAAGAAAACAGGATGGAAAAACGTATTTACACTCTTCTTGTAAAGCTTGCAACAAAATAAAATGGAACGAATGGGTGAATAACAATAAAGAGCATTATCAGGAAATTAAAAAGCGAGGACAAGATTTATTGCATCATGAACACAAAAAATACGAGCGCAGAGGTATTACAAAAAACCAGTATGAAGTTATTTTTAAAGTTCAAAAGGGTTTATGTGCAATTTGCAAACAGCCACCTAAGGATGCACAGTCTCTGGCTATGGACCATAATCATGAAACAAACGAGTTTAGAGGATTGTTATGTAAGGAGTGCAACAGAGCCTTGGGTTTATTTGGTGATAATATAGATACATTAACAAATGCTGTTATTTACCTTCGAGAACGAGGCAGCTATGGCTGAAAACAAGGGCAATTATACACAACCTGACCTTCGTGAACGCTTGAAAAAACGGATCATGGCTGGTTCTGATGGTGGTAAATCAGGAGAATGGTCGTAGCCGTAAGGCTACTAAATACTGATCGGCAAGAAAAGCGCAAATGCTCGCCAGAGCATATAAAGAAAGAGGTGGTGGTTATTCCGGCGGTAAGACGGAATCACAAAAATCTTTAGATCGTTGGGGTGAGCAGAAGTGGATGACTCGTAAGGAATACGAGAAAGGTAAAGGTTAGACTGTTTCCATAGGTGTTATCAACGTGGAATTTTTGGCTCTGGAAGACAACCCAAAAACAACTATTCTGCTCAACAGAAAAGTAACAGAAGTTGGTGGGGCTTGTCCACGTTCTACAACTGATATTAAAGAAAATATCAAAAATAGAAACTGGACTATTCAGAATTTTGCTTACGGTCCTTTAACTCCAGATGTACCTGATCCGGGCTTCTGGGAAAAGAAGGCTGAACTTTGGAACAGTGATCTTGATACTGTGCAAACAGCTCGTTGTTGTAATTGCGCGGCTTTTGATCAATCCGATAAAATTCTATCTTGCATCATTGAAGGTATCAATGAGCAGGGCGCAGCAGATCCTTACGATGTACAATGCCGAGCTGATTTAGGCTACTGTCAGCTATTTAAATTTAAGTGTGCAGGCTCCCGCAGCTGCGATGCTTGGCTGCATGGCGGGCCAATTCAGTAGTTCGATGAACGACAAAGCAATCGAGCCCGGACAGAAGAGCACCGAACGCTACTTGCCAAAAGAAGCGTGGGCGAGGTTGAGTCCCGAGGAACGTAAGCGTACAGATGAAAAGAAGCAACGTGCTTCTCGGACAGGTCGTCAGTTTGTATCAAATACAGAACGTGCAAGCAAAGCACGCCGTGCCGTCGAATTAGCTTCTAGGAGAAAGAACAATGGCTAGACGCGCTGGAGAAAAAATGGGCTATACACTTGGTCTCACCACTAAACGCGAGCCGTATGAGTTTCCGCTCCGGACCAATGCTGAGGATTTTCAGTCGATGCTGGCTACCGAAGGTGGTTACTACGCAATAGGTAGTCGATTACCACGCAGAGATTCCGGTCGTTCCCGCCTCGCTGGCGAAGCCTTTAATGTGGATTTAAACAATCTTGCTGAGGCACCAGTTCTTGAAGACCCCTACGCAGCTGGTGGTGAGGTAGATGATCTCCAAGAAAGCTTGTATTAGATAGCTTAGGCACGTATTAGAATATACCTATACGTTTTTTCAGTACTCAATACGATGCCTGCTAAAGGTAAGATGCCTCCCGAGCTGCTGGCCCATTTTAAGAAAAAAGGCGGCCAGGAGTCTGAAAAGGAATCTGATAAAAAATCTGACAAGGAATCTACTGACAAAGAGCGTCGTAAAGAGGCTGTGAAAAAAGCGCGGATGCGGATGGAGAAAAAGAAGGCATCCTGATTAAGGTTGTCTGCATTAGAATTTACCCAACAAAACGCATCGTACAGGGAGAGTAGCGTCAATTGTCATCGTCTAGCTCAAACAAGCAGCCGCTTCTCGTTGATCGTCCGGCGACTACTTCTAGCTTAGTTACTGTGGCTTCAGGCCAAGCGTTTTCAACTAGCTTGGTACCGACTGCGGTTGGAAATGCGACCAAAATTTTTGACGTGGACTCTGCACAGACAGATACGTCGATTAGTGGTGCGTATATCGATGAGATTTGGTTCCAGTATTCAAAACGTAATACCGAGTTTATTGACGCAACTTCTGCGGTTGCGGGCACTTACTCAGCTAACAGCACCAATGTTGTTGTCACTATTAGTGGTGGCCATAATGTTCAGGTTGGACAGCAGGTTTATCTGAACTTTACTTCGTACAGCAGCGGAACCACTCCAATTGACCAGGCCGTCAATGTCACTGCAGTAACACCAACCACGTTCACTGGCACCATCCCAAGCGTCTCTGGACCAATTACAGGTAATGTTGAGTGCAGACTGCCTTTAGATTTTTGTATCTACTTGGTTGAAACTGGGTCAGTCACAAACACCAATCAATTTTTCCCCCTGTTTACCGTTAGCATTCCAGCTACTTACGAATATCAGTATTACAGTCTTACTGAATATGATGTTCTGCCTTTGATTAACCATCCAACCGTACAGGCTGGTTCAAATTTTTTCACAGCTAATAGCGCAACTGCACCTAAAATTCGTGGCATGATGCTGAAGCGTGGACAGGCACTATATGCTGCTTATAGTGGGACGACCGCACTCACTAACGGATTTTATGTCACTGCGCAAGGCGGTTACTATTGATCGTTAAAAATGCCCTTTGGTGTAGGCGGATTCTCTAGATCAAAGGGCAGCCCTTTTAGTGGGAAGCTCGATAAGAAATTTTCTAGTCTCACAAAATTTAACGGAACAGATAAGAGAGCGGAAATTAAGAATCCGTTTGACCCATCACTTTCTCCGGAAATTGAAAGTGAAGTGCGGTTTTACAACCACGATTCACTGTGGGCTCGATGGCGTCGTGGCTATGAACTTTATTCAATCACACAAAGCGCTTTAGGCTCAAGTGATATCGAGCGGCCTGTTAGAGGTGACTACCGGCTTTATTTTTCTTTTCAGCAATATCCAGGAGTTTTTGTTCCGGCACGTTTATTCACGTATCCCTCAACAAATCAAGACATTGGAGAGCAACTTGTTGGTATGCGAGATACCAATTCGTTCACTTTCTATGATTATGGGCTTCCAATTCTTGGTGTACGTTATGTAGGTGCTTCAGTAGAAGCAGTATACACTCAAAGTGGAACTGTAATTACTGTTACCAAGGCTGACCACGGTTTATTTCCTGGGGATAGCGTTTATTTAGCATTTTCATCGGGCACTGCTGTAAATAATACGCTCACAATTACCGAAAAAACACAAAATACCTTTACAGTTACTGCTGGAACACCGTTAACAACAAGCGGAAACGTTGCTTACGCCATTTCAACAGCATTTACAGACTCGCGCTGGCGCTTTATTCGAGTTGCATTAAGGTTCTTACCGACCGAGACGGCATTATTACCAGGTGAACGGATGACTGATCGTGTAATTGAACGCGATCCGGGCATCACTGCTACTTATAGCCGCACAGGGTCAACTGTAACCGTCACATGCACTTTAGATCATGGTCTCTCCACTGGAAATACAATTTATTTAGACATTGGAACAGGACTTGTGTCCTCTGGACGCTACGAAGTGACTGTTACCAGTGCAACTGTATTTGAAATTACTACAATTACGAGTGGCTCAACTTTAGGGAACGCTACAGTTAACCGTCTTCTCCGTGGATTTAATTATTTAGATTATGTAGGTTATACGGTCACCGGATCGGACGCTACTACAAATGAATTAATTTTTCAAAGAGACGATAGTTACGCAGCAAAAACTACAAATGGAATTACGGCAACAGTTGTTCCTGCGCACAGAGGATTCCAAGTCGGCAGATATCTAACAACTGAATTACGTTGGCAATGTTCTTGCGAAGACTTCAGTAAACGAGATAATTACAACTTATATAGCCAACTTAGGCAGCGTAGGTTTCCTCAAACACAATTAGCAAATTTAAAACCAGGTCTTATCTTAAATCCTGACGGCACTTTTACCGAAACTCGGGATTCGCCTGGTGTTTTCCAAGATATTGGATATACAACGATAAACAACTTTTACGAACTACCTGAATACGAGGATATTGAGCGGTTTTCGTTCCAGAATCTACTTTATTATCAGATGCGGTGGTGTAAACACATTTACGCTTCGATGTGGGCATTGATCCATGACGAAGGTGGTGGGACCATCTCAATTAACGCACGCTACGAGCAGTCTGGACCGAATATTACGGTGACTGCGCCTAATCACGGACTTTTGGCTAACAGACGTATTCAGCTCGATTTTACGAGTGGCAATGCGATTGAAGGAGAGTACACAATAACAAGTGTCCCAACTAAAGACACTTTTACAATTGTCTATCCCTTTGCTGATACAACATCAGGGTACTGCACGGTATCTAATTTAAAACCACACGAATATGTAAATACTTGGTTGTTAGAACCCAGTGATCAACCTGTGGGAACTGGATTAGAGACATTCTACAAAAATTTTGATCGTGAGAGTCAACGTTTGAAAGAAGTAACCGAGCGTTATGTTTTTGATTCGCAAAATCTAGGCTGGGCTGGAAGCCAAGTAGTTACTGGTGCAGGCAATAACCCAGAGCAAGCTGCAAACTTCGGTCCAGCACTAACAACAATGGTATTAACTGACAATATTCGACGCAATGAGGAAGGCAAATTAAGTCGGATAGGTATTGTAGCAAATAGTACAAACCGTTTTACAGGTTTAGTTAATAAGTTATTTAATCTAGATCCTAAAATTATTCAGGAAGCTAAATTTGGTTTTCTTGATAAGCCCTTAAGTGAATATACTAGTGAATTTGAGTTTGGATTTGTTGACGGTGGTGAGTACCGCAACGGCGTCCCACTCGAGAATGTAGATACACTTGTCCAAATTGAGGCAGAAACGTACAGTCCTGTGACAGCCTTGGATACAATAGTCGATGCAAGCCTTTACATCAATAGTTAACGATGGCTGTTCAGATTCTTTCGAGACGTTCATCTATTGCCTTCGACAGGCCTTTTCCGATTCGCCTAGGGAATGCAGAACTAGCAATTAATTTCAATTCTTCTGATCCTGGTCTTTATTTTGCGGATAATATAGCGGCGCCCTCCACAAATTTAATAAAAGTTGGGCCTACTTTTATTGGCGCTACAGCGCCTAATACTCCGGCTACCGGCTTTAACTTATTCAGTAAAGGCGAATCTTGGTTAGATACATCAAGTACACACATTCAAAAACTGTATGATGGGAGTACGTGGCAAACACCAAAAGCTGTTTCTTCTATTGGTAACGGCAAGCCGGTTAACCCTGTTGACGGCCAACTTCATTACGATAAGCTGATCCCTGGACTTTTTATATATGACTTAACGACGGCTTCTTGGCTTGCTACTTAATTAGCGACCGTGATTTAAGATGTGATCCAGTATACGATCTAATTTTAAATGCACAGCTTGCACCTCGCGCAGGAAATCTTCTTTAAGTACATAGTTCTGTATTACACGGTCTTGTAAACTGTCAATTTCTCGTTCTAAATTACCAAAACGTGTTTCTATCTTTTTATTGAAGTTTGACAACGCTCTTGACAGGCCAGCAAAAGCGCCTGCGCTTCCGGATAATACAGCTACAATCAGTTCTGGAGTCACTGGCACATTTAAACTTCTTCTTCTATTTTAAGGTAAAAAAGCACTACAATTCAAACTTGTTCTGTTTGATGATGAAATTTGTACATGTAATAGGAGCCTAAAGCAGTAAGTGTGAATAGTGAGATTCGGCCGGTCAGCACGATGGCAAATTTGATAGAGCAGCCTAGTTTTCAAGGCAAAGTACCTAATAGATGGGAAAATATGCAGCGCGGCCTAAAAATCCAGTGAGGGTTTAGGCGTAGAATATGTAAATAGTTAAAGCAGTTATGGCTACACAAGTACAGTTTCGCCGTGGTACTACAGTTGATATCTCCACATTTATAGGTGCTGACGGAGAAGTTGTTGTTGACACTACAAAAAAAACTTGCGTTGTTAATGACGGTGTTCAGATAGCCGGTTATCCACTGCTGCGTGAAGATGGGTCTAACAGCGCTCTGAATGTGGGTAGTTTATCTAGTTGCGCGTTGAAATTTATTAATGATCCTAATACAGGTATTATTAGTCCTGGAGCAGATCAGATTGCGTTAGTTACAGGAGGAGCTTCCCGGCTTAGTGTCGATTCTTCGGGTTCTGTAACAATCCCAGGCAATTTGCTAGTCTCTGGTGCTTTTACCGGCTCCATTACTTTTGATAATGGTAGTGCTGCGGTTCCGGCGCTCCGTTTTACTAATGATCCAGACACAGGAATATACTTAGCTGGTACAAATCAAGTGGCCATCAGCACTGGTGGTACACAACGGCTGACTACAACCACAACAGAAGTCACATCAACGTTACCTGTAATTCATCCACTTGGAGCCGCAGCTACTCCAAGTCTTACTTTTACCGGCGATGCCAACACCGGCATCTACTCCCCCGGCGCAGACCAGGTAGCCATCTCGACTAATGGCACTGGGCGGTTGTTTGTTGATGCGAGCGGAAATGTTGGCGTTGGCGCGAACAATTCAACATCCACACGTCTTGAAGTATCAAGATTAGGGGGTAGCTGGACGGGAGCAAGCCCCCAGGCTGGAACCGCTTTAACGTTACATCCTGGCACTACGGCATCAGGCAGTCCTGCAAGTTTAAGCATACTCGGAAATAACGCCGGTAATTCAAACATTTATTTGGGTGATTCAGACTCAAGCAATGTTGGTGCAATTATTTACACGCATAGCAACGACTCTTTAAGATTTGATGTTAATGGTTCCGAACGTCTCCGCATTACATCGGACGGGAAACTAGGTCTGGGGACTAGTAGCCCTATCGCAACAAGGCATTTTGTAACCACGAGCCAATTTGACGCAAATAGCGCCAACTTTACGCCAGGATTATTTATCCAGCAATCCGGGGGAACTATTGGATCAGGGCAGTACGGCACAGCGATAACACTTAGCAAGATTAACAGTGGACGCCCTGGCGGCGCCATCGCATCTGTTCAGACAAGCACCGATGACGATCAGCTTGGCCTAGCATTTCTTACGCACTCGTCTGCCTCAGCAAGCGATGTGCTTGGCGAGGCGATGCGTATTACACACGCAGGTTTGGTAGGGATTGGCACTACTGCGCCCGCTCAAGCCCTTGAGGTTTCAGCCAGTAACGCAAGGATACGCATTACGGATTCGGATACAACTGCTGCTACATCTACGTCGTATCTTGAGTTTTACGGGTCAGACGCGAGATCTGCAGTTGTTTTTACGGATAGCGCTGGCATTGCAGTGCAAGCAGACGCGGCAGGAGGCAATGCCGTCAGATTTAACACTAATGGCAGCAATGAACGCGCCCGCATCGACAGCTCCGGCAGGCTCTTAGTTGACACGTCTAGTAGTCAGAGTATTGTTGGAGGCGCAGGTCAAATACAAGTAAATAGTGCCAATCCATTTTCAGGGATCCGTTATGCGGCAGGGATTAACGGAGCAACGGTAACCCTTGGATCAACTAGGGCGGCATCTCAAGGAAGTTTCTCTATTGCCTCCAGTGGCGACACTCTTGCAAACTTGCTATTTGTTGGAGATGACGGTACGGCTTTTGTTGGAGCAGCGCGAATTACGGCTGCTGTAGACGGCACCCCCGGCACTAACGACATGCCGGGCAGGCTTGTCTTCAGTACCACCGCAGATGGTTCAGCATCTCCTACTGAGCGAATGCGCCTGGACTCCAGTGGCCGCTTAGGTCTGGGGACTAGTAGCCCTCAGACGCTTTTGGAACTTTCGTCCAATACAGGAAGTGCATCTCCCACGCCAACGGAACTCAGAATTTCTACAACAGCAAGCGCAAGCGACTGGTCAACGACAATTGCCTGGGGAAGACTTTCTTTCTACAACGGAGATACCTCAAATTCCGGGCCTTCTGTTCATGCTTCTATCGATACCATTGCATCCACTTCGTTTGGAGGAGAATCTAGTCTTGTTTTTAGAACGAAAGATCAAGCAACAGCATCTTTAACAGAGAGATTAAGAATAACGAGAGATGGCCTAGTAGGGATTGGCACTACGAGCCCTGGCTCCTTACTGGAATGTGCAAATG